GGGTGTCTTGCCGGGTCCACGGCGGATTCAGGAAGCATAACGGTTTACGCATTAAAGTAAAGGAAAACGAATGGCACAGCAGAGTCTTACCAACGTCATAATCAACCGTATTCTGTCCCTTGTTGGTATCAATATTAAGGATGTGACGGGCCGCTACACGGCGGAGGTTAACTCGAACAATGCTCTTAAAGTGGCAATGGATTCTTCGAGCGTGGCCATCGGCGATGCGACGGCGGCTAACCAGACGGCTGAAATAGGACATCTCGCCTCGATAGCCGGTGAGGACTTTGCCACACAGACAACACTTGCGGCCCTGAATGCACTTGTAACGACGCTGAATGGACTTGTAACGGCGATCAAGGACACGGCAGGGATAAAGCAGATTGTGGACGCTGTGGCGGTCACAGGCACGTTCTGGCAAGCGACTCAGCCGGTCAGCGGACCAGTCACCCCCGCCACAACGATCACCGAGTACAGCGTGACGCTTACCAACGTGGACACGGAATACTCTCAAGCCATCCCTGACGGCACGAAAAAGATTTTTTATATGAGTACCTCCGGTCAGCCATTTCGTGCGGCATACGCCACGGGAAAGGTTGCCACACCCACACAGCCGTATGAAGCCGTGGGGGCCGGGGTGACGTGTAGCGACGACGGGGTTTCCCTGACCTCGAAAACGATCTACTTCGCAACGGACGTTGCCGGGGATGTCATATTTCTAAGGTGCTGGACATAATGCAAAAACGATTGACACAGTATCCACGGCGCGGCCAGATGTGGGCCGACGAAATGACGGTTCTTGCCGGTAACGGGGTGACGTTCGGCGTGGGCGCCACGCAGTTGTATTGCAATTACTGCTATCAGCTCGCGTATGCAAACGCATCAAGCGCGGGCTGGAACTTTCAGTGTGAGGCCGGGGACTACACGTTTACGGTTCTCTACGTCAAAGCAAACGTGTGCGGAATCATCGACTTCTATATTGACGGTGTGGCCGTTGATACCGGGCTTGATACATACGCGGCCGCTACAGCGTGGAACCAAACGCGGGCAATTGCGGTAACCGGATTGGCAGCTGGCCGGCACACGTTCAAATACGTCGTGAATGGGAAAAATGCCGGATCGGGGAACTACGCTTTTTACGTCACAAAGGTTTCGTTTAAACAGGCAACAGACTAACACATAAACCACGGCACACGGAGAGGAACGCCACCATGACACAAGGAGAAAATGAATTAATCATTACTCTTTTCAATAATATTCAGGATTCAATATTGGAAATGAGGAAAGAAAATGTCGAAAACACGAGAAGAACTCATGAACGCATTGACGGAATTTGCGTTAGATGCGATTCGCGTCACCGCGATGTGGATCATGATATTTCTGACCTCGAAAAAAGAACCGGTAAAAACGAAACAACCACGGCGGTAATGGCTGTGAAACATGGTCTGTTCGGAATGCTCGGCGGGGTTTTGAGCAGCGTCGTGATATTCCTTGGAAAATACATTTTATGGAGATGAAGACAATGCCAGCTAAGAAATCAGCACCGAGTAAGCCCGCACCGAAAAAACCGGCCATGCCCATGCACAAGATGTCGGGCGGCGGCATGATGAAGGGCGCGAAGCACCCGACGCCGACCATGAAAAAATCCATGAAGAAGGGATACTGATAACATGGGAATCCTCAAAGAATTCGAAAGAGCCATCAAAGACATCCGGGGCAAGGACGTGCCGGAATCACCGTTCCATGCCCCGGTCGAGGTCAATAACCTGTTTCAGGCCATCGAGGCTCTGGTGGACGTGGAGCTTCTGGACTTCATCGACGCGAAGAAGGAACGCGCCTTCGAACTGATTCAGGAATATAGCAAGGGCATGGCGACCAGGGAACTGTTCGACGTGTTCATCAAGGCCCTTGAGGATGCGATTGAGGAATGATACCGATCCTGTTGTTTGCCAAAGGCTATTATGTAAAAAACAGGCCCGGATACCAACAGCGTGTCCATGCTGATCCCGATTTCGGCAACAAGCCGTATTTGGACTCCAGAATGGCCGCTGTTGAATCAGCAGTTGAGAATGAGCTGTTGCTTGCCAATCTCGATGAAAACACTCACACGGGTCTGCTGCGCAACTTAAAGAAAGCAATCCGCACTCATGGGCCGGTAGCCGATAGAATGACTGATCGGAACATGGCGGTTGTGGATATTTTGATAACAGGGAAAACGGAGGTCAAGAAATAATGGAACAGAAAATCATGCTCTGGCAGGGATTGATCATCGGCGGTGTGGCGGCGGTAACGACCGTCATTCTCGCGGTGATTCAGTCCATTATCAAGATTCGAGCGGAGATTAACAAGTTCAAGACGATACAGAAAAATGATTCACGGGAAAAGGCTTTGGCCCACACTCGGCTTTCTGTCGAGGATGTGAAGAAGCGCAAGATTTAAGAAATGAGGAAACGGCCATGGGTTTCGATTTTGGAGATTTTACCAGAGCAATTACCGAAAACACCACGGACAAGTGGATTGCTCCAGAACACAAGGATTCCGTTGAGGCAATTGCCGGGATGGTGGCCGCTCTTACTGTTGGCGCGCCCATGCTGTCAAATATAGGATCATTTGCGACCGGGGCCACGGGAAGTGCAACCATCGGATCAATGGCTTCCAACGCGGCACTCGCGGCTATGGGTGGAGGTGATCCTAAACAGGGCGCAATCCTTGCCGGTGTCGGGGCCATACGCGGAAACCTGCCGGGAGGACTCGGCACGTTCTTTTCGGCCAACCCGATAGGGCAGAATCTTATCCAGGCATTCGCGTCCAGTGGCGGCGACATGGGGGCCATCGGGAATATTCTCGGCAATCTCGGATTCGGCGGCAAGCAGAAGGACGTGATCGAACAGGTTCTTGCGCTCATGGCCCTTGCCGGGATCAGTAAGGAATTCGCAAAGGACGCGATTTCAAAGGCCAACCGGCTTGAGGGTGAAGAAGAAGCCGTTATCAACGAAATGATCACCACGGCGCGGTCCATCGTGCCAACGGATGAAAACGACGAACTCATGTACCGGAAGCTCGCGGACACCACGGCAAGCGAGTACCGGCAGGTTTATGAGAACTTCACGCATGAGCTTTCCACAAAGGGAATGTTGGACACGAATATCGCTGCCGGGCAGTTGAGGCGCATCGGGCAAGAAGCGGCGGCACAGAACCTTGAGAACCGACGCGAGATCATGTTGTCGAGGCCCGAGAGGTCAGCGGCGGCACTTACGGCCATGGGTACGGCTCTGACACCGCTTGACCAAATGGCGCAGCGTGCGCGGGCCACGGCAGAGGAACAGCGGATGCTCCCGTTCAATATTGCCAAAGACCTGTACGCGGCGAACCGGAGAAGCCCGATTGATGATTATTATGCGGCAATGACCGAGGATTTAAAAAACCGGCAGTATGGGGACGCGGGTGCCGGAACCGTCCCTCTTGTCCAAATTGTACCAGACCAATACGGGCCACAGGTTGCTCAAACGGGTGGTGTGAGTCAGCTTAATGCCGGGGGAATAAACTTTGGTGGCCTTGGCGGGTATTCAAGCGTTCCTGTTCAGGCAACACAGCAGATTGGCCCGTCAATGACTGGCGGTTATTCTGTAGCGCCGAAGCCGGTCATTCCCTCGGGGTGGAACACGTTTCAGCCGAAGCCCGCATCATCCGCATTCCAAACGCGGCCAACCGGTGCATCGGCATTCAATCTGCCGCAACTTAAATTGAGTACACGATACGCATACTAAGGGGTTAACGCCATGAGTGAATTCCTCACAACTTTCGGAAAAGGCGCGGCGTTGTTCGCGCAACAGAAACTTGCGGATACGCAGTCCGACCGCGCCGACCGTGAGAAGATATTCGCGCTCACGAAACAAGAGGATGCTGATAAGTACGCGCGGCACATGGATGATTTCAATAAGAATTTGCAACTGTCACAGCAGAAGATTGCCGAGGGGCGCGCGAAGTTGGAGCAGGATTCGTTCACGCGAGAGGGCGAGTGGCGCGGAGAGGAACGAGATTGGGCGCTTGCGGACATTGAAGACAAAAGAAAACATGAGGAATATTCTTCATGGCAGGAAGTTAAAAAAGATGACCCGGCATTCTTTACTATGTACAATCCGTATTACACGCCACAGCAGAGACAGGAATCATTGCTGTATCAGTGGCGGCAGGGTTCTCTTGATCGTAGCAAAGTTCGCTTTGATCCGTCGCCTGATGGCCTTATCGAAATGGACGGCCAACGCGGCAACTTTACGTGGCAATCATTCCCGACAAGCCCCGGTTCACAAAGAGACGTGAACATGGCTTCTGTTGAATCAAAACAGGCTCTTGCCGATGCCTACCCAAAGCATTCCAAGGATTCTCCGCTATACACTTCGGGAAAAGAAAAGTTTGATTCGTGCATGGCATCAATGAAAAACAGTGATTATTGTACCAGTATCACCGACGCAGAAGTTCCGGGCTGGCGCGACCGTGCAACGTGGAATGCGGAATCTCAAAGCTATGATATGCCAGCCGGGGATATTGAAACAAGTGCATACGATATGAACAAACCAGGATTACAGGACATGACGGTTGGGGATGGTGATTTACCACCGGCAATATTTACGCCGGGAACCACCACAAATAACACAACTGACGGACAGCCCACTGTAGAGGTTCCGCCGCTTCGCAATATGATTGATATTGACGCAAATCCCGGCGACGACATTTTGAAAAGCCTGTATTCACAGGCCGAATCAATAATGAGCAACTATCGGGATGCCACAAAATATTATCCTCTTATTGAATCGGAGAAAAATAAGTATGAGGACGAACTCGCGCGGATAAACTCTCTTATTTCAGGGAGAAAAGATGCCATTGGGAAAGAGGTATTTCAAAATCTACAGTCTGTTAGAACCGGCTCATACCGTCCATCACGAGCTATTCAGGATATGATTGATGCCGGGTTGACACGATGGATAACAGGGGAATTTTACGCACTTCAAGGCGTTGAATTCATGGCTGATAAAAATCCGCTTATCAAGTCTAAATGGGAATTGTATGAGGAAAACGAACAAAGGAAACTCTTGGGTCCGCAAGGTGGTAAAGAAGAGAAGAAGAGGTACACGGACTAATGGCAAAGGTGAGCCCGATCGGGAAAAAGTTTTACAAAACGAATCCGGTGACAGGTGCGACGCGATCTGATAATGTTAAGCCGAATCCTGTCAAGGGTTCCAAGTATGACCCGACACAGAAAAAGAAAGTAAGTCCAAAAAGTAAAAAGTTTTATAAAACGAATCCAGTAACCGGGGAGACAAGAGAATCTAACACACCTAAAAAACAAGGCGTTTACCCCAAGCCGTGGATTCCCGCCGAACAGGTCTTTGCAACTCCTGAAAAACCGTATAGACCATATTCAGTCGAGCCAGTCGCGCCACGGTCAAAGGATATTTTACCGCCGCGTGTTGGCAATGTTGCTGTTTCAAAAAACACAAAGGTGAAAAGATTGGGTGTTGAAATTCCCTTGAAACATGGTGATGAAATCCGTCAAGGCGACGTGGTTGTTACCGGTAAAAATGGCCGCGCGATTATTAAATATTCAGGCATATCAGAACTTACAGGAATTGGGCCGAATGAAAACTATGGCGTTGATATAAGGCGTGGGATCGCACAGGAAAAAGCAAAGGAAAGCCCAATCGTTCCAGTGAAATCGCCGAAGCGATACCCAACACTCGAAAAGATTGAACCTTACCTTGAGCCGTGGGAAAAGTCAGCTACGTCCGTGGGAAAACAGCTACTTGAATTCGGAGAAACATTGCCGACCGAAGTCGTGGTTCTTCCGAAAAGGGCAAAAGAGACATACGAAAAAATTACGGGTAAGCGCGAGTGGGGGACATCCGATATTGATTTGGGGCTGAAAAGCCGCGGATTCATGGAGGCCCTTGAAGAACGAAAGCCATGGCTCGAAATTAAAGACCCGATTCAAATGGTGCAGGAAGGGCAAATAAAAGGCCCATGGGTTGTTCCGGCAGTGGTAACGGCAATATTTTTCCCCGATCCGACAGACGTTTTATTCATTGGCAAATTCGCAAACAAAGCCGTCGGCCTTGCCGGGAAGCATGGAGACGATGTTCTATTCAAGTCAGTCGTGAGGCTGAATGATGAGATGAAGGCCGGGCGCGTCGCGCGCAAAACCGTTGACGACATCATGGGGCGCATTGAAACCAAGCTCGCCGATGAATCCGTGTCCCCGGAAATGCTCAAGGATTATCAGGACATTTACAAACAGGCATACGGGATGATGGCGCGGATTGATAAGAAAGCGGCAAGTGAAGCGGCAAAATTAAGCGCGGAACAAAAGGTGTTGCGGAAAACAATAAAGGTTGAAGGGTTCCATACTACCGGGACAGAACAGGCATATTCACAGCGTGGGGCCGGGACGTATATTGCACTTGATGAGCCGTTCCGTGGTGCGGGCAAAGCCGAAAAGGTTAATCGGGCAACGACGTACATTGAGCCTGAAAAAATATTTGACCCCAACGGAATTGTTCCGGGTTCGAATAAAACAAAATCCATTGAAGATTCAAAAAAACTGGTTAATGAATTAAATAAAAATGTATCGTCAATGTCCGGCAAAGACCCGATGGAAATAATGAGGAAAATATCAGAAGCACGCACGGATACTCTCCGCAAAATGGGATATGATGGAGAAGCCGGATTCATTGATGCGCCGGGCGGAAATAGGGAACTTATTATTTTTGACAATAAAAAAGTTAAATTGACTGATACTAAACCCGCCAAAGCCGCGCCGCCAGCAGAGCCGCCGCGCGCCGCGCATGTGCCGACAACGCCGGTTAATAGATATTTAATATCAAACGCGCGTCCCGGCTCTAACATGGAAATTGATGCTTATGGAATAGGGTCAGAATTTGAGGTTCCTATTCCAAAAGGTGAAATGGTAACGGTTTACAGGGCTGTTCCAAGTGAAGTAAATGAAATAAAACCGGGCGATTATGTTACGGCATCACGAAGATACGCAGAAGAACATTTAGGAAATCATTTGTCAGGATATTATGTTGAAAATCCCGCTTTAATGAAAGGTGGAAAAATACTTGAAATAGATATTCCCAAAAGCGAACTTGAATTATATACGGCAAATGAATTCAAATGGGTTGGTAAAGGCAAGGTGCCGACAACGCCGGTGGCTCCGGTCGCGGGTGACATCAAGCCCGTGGCAAAACTGACACCAGAAGCCCGCGAAGAAGCCATTGACAGCGCATTGCATTTATCAAAAGCGTTGCCCGAGCGTGCTGATATTCCCGTCAACATCGAACCGGAAAAACTTATCAAGGATTTTGAAGAGACGGCCCCGCTCGTGCGCGGGTGGTCGCCGGACAAAAGAACCGTTGGCCGCATGATCACGGAATCATGGTTCAAGGGAACAGGCCCGTCGATCAATTGGAAAGCCGGACTGATAAACGAAAGAGACAGATTCACCCATAACTTCCTTTCACGATGGGTATATATCCAGACAGCGGGGCGCAAATACGGTGTTGACCAGGCCACGGCGCGAAAACTTTACGAAAACAAGAAGCTACTGTCCGATGTCCGCAAGCGACACCTCGTATCCGTGACAGAGGGAATGCCCCTGTTCGAACGGAGTTACGACGGCAAAATTATTCTTGATGAGGCTGGCCGGCCGCGCATTCTTGACCCATGGGAACACGGCCTCGACAGGTCGTACACGATTCAGAATGTGCTTTCACCCATGGACGCGCTTTCCAAACAGGAACTTTACGCGACTGGATACAAGGGCGAACGGCAACACCTGCTTGAAGTCATTGATGATTACCTGTACGCCAAACACGCCGAGAGCGTTATAAACCGTGGTATTAACCCCGGAACAAGCCGAGAGCTGATTAAGGCGCGCATGGACGCGTTCAATGCCCTTACAGGGAGCCAGAGGGTTGCGGCTGATGCGGTGTTTGAGCGTGCGCAACATACTGCGGGCTACGTTCGGGAATACATGTACTCCATGGGCGTGATAAACAAGGCCACGAAAGACTTGTGGGAAGAGACAAGCCCATTCTACATCCCGCTCAATCGCCTGTTTGAAGAAGGTTTGAGTGACGCGGATGTCCGGTCGATTGAAAGCCTCATGTCGCGCGGGCCGCAAGCAAAGATGCTCAAGCCACTGTATGGCTCGGACAAGCCCACAATTACCCCGCTACGTTCCATATTTGATAATGCAATACTTGGCGGCATGTACGCGGATAAAATGGCGTTTCAGGCCAAAGTGGTTGACTTCTTTGAACAGACGGGCGCGGTTCGGAGAATCCAGACGACAAAGCCGATAGCGAATGCCGAGGAAAAGGCCGGTCGGCTTCTTGACACGCCGTTCATTGAGCAGATGGTCACGGAAACCGGGCTGACCAAAGATGAAGTTCTCGACCTCATGAAGGGTTCCATTTACGCGAATCTGCGACGCCCGGAAAATTTCAAGCCGGAAACAATGATCTGGATTTTGCGAGACGGAAAAAAAGAATTGTGGGAATTCTCTGACAAGATGCTTCTGGAATCCGTGCGTAACGATGACCCCATGACGTTTCACTTTACGATAAGGGCGTTACAGGGGCTGTCGAAGTTGTGGAAAACCACGGTAACGATGTCCATTGATTTTATGACTGGCAACCTTATCCGTGACGCGGGAAACCGTATGGCCCTGTACAACCCCGGCAAAGGTCCGGGCAAGTTCTTGCGGAACATAGGTGACGCGCTCATGGCCCCGGCCACAATTCCGGTGCGCCAGTTATACGCGGGGACTGAAAGAGGAATGGAAAGTGAGTTTGGGAAATTCCTCACATCGTTACGGTGGGCCGGGTATGGCGGTTCGTCTCTGTATGCTGATTTCCAAAAGGACATGAACAAGTATATTCGCAAGCATGGCCGCGTACCGAAATTCACGTCCATAAAACAAGCTGTCGCGCAACCATTTACAAAAGAAGGATTAGTAAACAATATTTCAAAGCCGTTCGAGTACATGGAAAAAGTAGGTTGGATGCTCGATCAGCCACAGAGAATATCAGCCGCGCTCGACACATACCGGAAAACGGGCGATATCTACAAGGCGGCAATCATTGCCCGCGACGTGAGTACCGACTTTGCAGAGCAGGGCAAGGCCATCAAGTTTGTGTCCGGCGTGTTCCCGTTCGGTTCCGCGAGTATCGGCGGTTTGCGAACTGCAATCAAAATGGCCCGAGAGAATCCCACGGGGTTCCTCATGCGCGGACTTGTGACGTATGCCATACCGTCCATGATGCTTGAATCCATGTACCGCGATGAAGAATGGTATCAGGATTTACCGAAGCAAATGAAGGGGCAGTATTTCGTTCTCGGACATTCATTTGATAAGAACGGGCAGGAATGGATTTACACGCTCCCGAAGCCGTGGGAAATTGGCGCTATATTTTCAACACTGCCGAGCATTCTTGCCCGCGAATCATTGGACGGAAAGCCGGTTGATAAAAAAGAATTATGGGCTGAACTCGAAAATTTGTTTGTGATGTCTGTCCCGAAGCTACAGAACCCGCTTACATCATTGTATTTTGACATCAGGCGCAATTACGATCCGTTCTTTGACAGGACGATTGAAAGCGAATGGGACGTGGCCCGCAAGATAGACAAGTCGCTTCGGGATAATCCCAACACACTTGAAGCATTCCGCACGGCTACGGCCAAGGGAACCACGCTCAATAAGCTCAATGTTTCCCCGGCACAACTGGAGCATGTCGTTAGAAAGCTGTTCGGAACGTGGGGAAAATACGGTATCCAGGGGCTTGATTATTACCAGGCATCCAAAGATGACCGAACACTTTTGCCGAAAGTTCCCGAATGGGCTGATCTTGGAAACTTCCTTTTGAACATGCCCGCTCAAATGGTATTGTCGCGCATCGTGAAGCAGGGCAACATGATCAACACGGAACCCGTTTCGAATTATTGGGACTTCTACGTCGGCGGGATGTCGGCCACAAATACGGAATCGGATATACGGTCAAAGGTAAAGAAAGCTGGCGAGGTAGCGGGGCTGACGGAAGAGCAAATAGATAAAAATATAAGAGAGGAAATAAAGCCATATAAGAAAGAAGCCGATTACGCATATTTTATAAAAGATTATGTGGATGATTCTGGCATTCACGACAATATCAAATGGTTGAATAATGAATACAAACTTGCCAATTCAGATGACGGAGAATACAAAAACAAATCTATTCCAGAACGGATAGAAACCAAGGCAAAGGCCGCAAGAGACGCAACGATTATGGCCCGAATTGTATTGGATGAATATTTGCTATATGAAAAAAATCCGACAGAATACCGATTGGAACATCCAATCGAAGATCCTGATTCATATTTCAACTATATCCAAGGAAAATTCCGATCAATGAAAACTCAATAATGATCCTTCCATTTCATCCACAGAGCCCTGAATCATTACCCCCGTCAGGGTTCTCTTTTTTCTCCATGTATTTGCATCAAATATTCAATGGGCTCCTTCACCCATCCAGACGTTATCCCGAGTCCGCAGTCGATCCATTCAACCTCTGGATACATGACTGGGAAAAGTGCGTTTGCTATTGCCGCTACAAAAAATGGCTGAATTGTAGCAACCCCAAGTTCTTCGTCGAGCATAATAAAGTCGAGGCCCTTATAAACATCGTCAATGGGATCGCCGCGTTTCCATGAAAGCTCATTCCCGATGTTACCGATGATGTCACAGCCCATCCAATAGCAGAATCCAGTGCAGTTGAATGTTGTAACAGCTCCATCCTGACACGCGAATATCTTCACGCCGAATGCGTCCCTTACGACGCGCGCCCACGGTGACCACGGGTCAGCCGCTTCATACGCGTAGCAGTTTGTATGTTTCAAAAGTTCAATAACCTTTGGATGTGTGCGAGACCTTACCGCAAACTTGTCGCGATCCCTCGGTGGCCTCGTGAAGAAGTCGGCCACGGTTTCCGATGAATCCCCGGTCATTGTCATATCTGGAAATATTCCGTTGTCGCAAAGCCGCTCGTGCATGCGGTCCACACTTACGATGTGAATGCCCTGGGATTGCGCCTGTGCTATTTTTTTCATGTCCCTGTGGGTTGACGCCCCATTTGCCACGACAAGGGCTGTGTGGCCACTCCACGAGCCGTACAGGGATGACAACATAGGCATCCGCCGTATGGCGGTTTTGTTCGCTTCGAGGTTGCGCGTCCACGTCTCACCCCATGTTTTCCACATTTCATTGCCATTATAAATATTTTCTTTCCATATCCGGCCACCGCGCTGACAGTAGTTTTCTGGATTTAGATGATAGTGTGCGTCGAAGTGGTGCATTTTTTGAACTCCTCGTTTTTTTTTTTTCAATACTGCATATAATAAAACAATTACGTCTATTATGTCTAATCGATTATCTCCATTTTCATCCGCTATCATTTGTTAGCGTATCATAATGGTTGCCCTTCCCCATTACAAGCCCTCGGCGACGGGGGCGTTTTTTATTTATCAAATTTATTCCTCTTCAAAAGTTCGGTAGTGGGTCAGTTTGAAAAACTTGACCGATCAAGCATATAGGATATAATAGGAATTGATTGGGGGCACGTGGGAGACGCCCTAACAAGTTGGTCTCCCACGTGGTTTTTCCCAGTTTTTTTATTTCATGGTGGTGCGCGCGTTTCTTGCCATTGCATGGCCAATCATTCCTTTCTTCGCATATAAAATGCGATAAATTGTCATCATATACTTGACAATGGTGGGCCTTTGTTGTATGCTCTCATTGTCAATACCACTTAGTAAGTCGTTCACAAAAACCGTTGCTCGAACAACGGTTTTTGTGACAAATTTGTTGTCGTGCATTTAGAATAAATGTTTGACAGTGCAATATATGTCAGTACAATAAAGGAAAGAAGCATGATTGCTTCAAAGAGGAGTTGTAAGGCTAAAAGCACCGAAGTCGTTGGTTTAAAAAAAACTGACGCCCCAGAGATAATGGGAGGTGTGTTAAATGAATGATATGATTAACATTTCATACGCATTTGGAGAATTGTTTAAAAAAAAACGAATTGCGTTAGATTTAACGCTCAGGGATTTTTGTGACAAAAACACACTTGATCATATTTTAATAAGTAGAATAGAATGTGGAATATTGCCACCCCCACAACACGAAGAACTTGTAAGATATGCTAAATGCCTTAAAATTGAGCAAAATTCTGATGATTGGCATAGATTTTTTAATATTGCAAGAAGCTCTACAGAAGCAATAAATGATAGAAAAAACAAAGATGTTGAATGTTCTATTTTAAAGATTTTGCCAGTATCACCAGGATTTAAACCAGACGGAAGCAAGTTTACAGAAAAACAGCTCGATGATCTTATCGACATAATTAAAAACGGCTGAAATTGAAGGAAAAATGCCCATAACATTTATGCCCTACCCTGAAATTGAAGGTAGGGCTAATTTATTTCTAAATAGTGCAGTCTGATTTAAATCTTTCTTTTCTCGTTTAGCCATACCTAAAGTATAAGCATGACCGCTAAAGCATGTCAAGTGAGTGGCGTTTCAAACTGACCCACTATCCAAGTTTTGAATTACCTTTGCTACCATGAACACCCCCAACTACAAGCCCTCGGCGACGGGGGCGTTTTTTATTTATCAAACTTATTCCGCTTCAAAAGTTCCTCGATTACGCCGCGCTCTATGCAATCCCCAAGCGTGCTTTTAATCGCCACCAGAATATCCTCGACGGGAATCGCGTCGCCCTTGGCGTAGTCCATGTCGAGCGCGTTGTTGACGTACCGGCGCACGAATTCAGGGTAGTCGGTCATTGGTCACATCTCCATTTGCTATGTCGTCAATCATATCCGCGAGTTTTTTGCGCAGAATAACCATCGCTTTTCCCGTTAGGTTGTTTGAACACACCATGAGCATTGAGGACAGCGCGTATGATTCTAATCGCTTATCGTATCCATCCCGACCCCATTTTGAAGCAAAAAGGGATTCGGTGAACACGGACGAATACAAATCAATGTCCATGGGTTTTTCGTGTTTCACAAACAGCAATACTTCATCGCGTAGTCTATGCAGAACGTGCAACGGAAAATCCGTTTCTTCTCTCCATGTACCGGGGTAATATGTCACATTTATGTAACTATCTCGGCACGTTCTTAATCCGTCAGCATATCGTTTCATGTTCATAATTTATTATTTTCCACCGCGAACTTGCCCCACTCACATCCGGGCGCGTGGCCTTGTATGGGCGCTCGTTTACAGATAACGCACGTTGGAATGTGTTCAAGGTCTTGCGGCCCCAACCATTCGCACTCTTTCAGCAGCGCGCGCATGGCGGCGTTGTCGGATTTCGTTTGATTGTAATCGGCAGTCGAAACGAGAGACACCGCCTCCCCGCGCTTGATTGTCTCGATGGATTTTGGAACCATTTTTTCAAGCTCGGCTACCTTCTCTGATTTACTGGTTGATTGATTTTGAAGAATGTGTATTTCCTCTATTGAAATACCATTCACCCGCTCAAGCTCGGCCACGCGGTCGCGTAGCGTGTTCTCTATTTTTTCGGAGACACTGACTGGAATCCATTTATATATTCGAGCTATCGCCTCGTCGAACGTCATGTCAGGCATCGTCTGTCTCCTTTTTATCAATTTCTATTTTAAGCCAGTTGATTAAAGTCCGATTAATCATGTGTAAAAGATTAATATCAGATAGTGTTTTTTTTAGTATGTCTTTCAGCCGCGCGATCTCCGCGTCTTTGTCCCTAACCACTTGTTCAAGTTCCAATAGAAGGTCATTCAGTTGCGAATACGACCGCGCGTCGTTGATGAACTGCTCGGGATTTTCAATGCCCGCGCAGGCGTTGATACAAGCGACAATTCTTATGGCTATATCTTTTGTCATTATTCTACCGATAATAAATCCTTTCACGGTATCTCCGAACGGAGTATTTCGGAGATAAAACATCCCATCATGTGGGACGTGTTCTATCCATAACGGTTCACCATACTTGTTACCCATTCTCGGCCTCCGGTTCGCGTTCGAGTCTGTCGGCGTGTTCTCTTAATATGTCACCAATAAACCCACAATGTGGGTGAGAATCATATATTGTCGCATTCCTTCTTAATTCAAATATTCTATTTTCAATCCGCTTCGCCGCGTCCACGCCGTTCGCCGCGTCACGCATGCTAATCATATCGTCTATTTGACATTTATCATAATCATCTATTTCTTTCCTCGTAACTCTACATATATCGTATTCAAGATGCTTGAAAATACATTCACACTCGCCGCACTTCATGCCGTTTACCCCCTCAAAAAGTAGTGTACATAATCCAGTAATAAAAGACTATGGAGAGCGCTATTGCTATGATGATTCTGATTATCAAATCCCACGTTTTCATATAAACATCCTCCGCGATAAAACCATCATAATGTATGAAAACAACAGCACTGATACAATCGCGATGATGGTCAGGTAGTGACGGGCAAGGAAATGTTTCATTTTACAGCTCTCCAATTTTGACGAAGTTATCACGATGAATATACCATTGTTGAAGTGGGTCTCCAACATCAAACAATCCCCATTCCAGATCGCTGTCGTACTCTATGAAAACGCCTATACAAAATTCATCTTTTGACATAGAGTATATCTCATACACGTCGCCTTTTTTGAGCGTCATTTCGGGAACTCCTCTCGGCACTCGGCGCAGCGTCGCCCCTCGTACAGGGGCGTGGATTGAAACTTGCATGACCCCTGCCATCCTTTTATTTCACCAATAATAATTAGCGTTAGCGACACCCCACAAATTATTAATATGATACAAACAAATGTGTCTGTACTCATGATTACTTATCCCTCGCCGCCTCCTCAAATCCGCGCTTCGATCATCGCGTCGGCGTAGATATACGCGTCCTGGCATTTTTCTTCTGGGGTACACTTTGAATCTGGATATGCCGTTAGTATCCCCGTGAGCGCGGCCATTGCGAACTGGTCGCGCAACGTTGGCTGTGGCAATTTTTCAATACAGATTTCTTTGTTGCAATGTGGACACGTTGATATTATCATTCACTTCTCCCCTTTCCATTTGCGCCCGTATGGGCATGTATGCCACTTGTTAAAGATACATGGCCCCGGTAATCCTGCTAAACATTCATTAATCGGATTCATCCAATGACACGGAGCAATATATTTATGTTTCTTTTCCGGCAAATCATCCTGCTGATTCAGGAAGTCGCGCAGCGCGGCGGCTTGTCGAATAGGCAATGTAATCGTGCCTCGTATTGTTGATATAAGCAGGGGCCGTTTAACCTTATCGTTATATTCAATTGACAATCCTTTCAGCCGCTTCGTTTTCGCCGCCATCACTTCACCGCCTCCAATATTTCAACCTTCACGATTTTGTAGTTGCTTCGATGTTCTGGATTATCGGGCCATTCGTTTTCTTCCCGGCGATCAAGATACAGTTTTACCCAATCGGCGTCTGACCTGTCTTTAAACACATACATCATAAGCACGTTGAATCCATCCACGCGGATAGGCTGTTTGTCCATGGGTTTCCACTTGTCACCCTGTAATTCCTGTTTATAAACCTGGTATGCAATCATCATGTCACCGCCTCGTCGTTTTCGATTGGCTCATACGTCTTTTCAAAAATGTCCGGCTTGCACGGATAAAGCTCGCCGTTCACGCCACGGATGATCCAGTCTCCGATCTGCGCCGTCATAATTCCTTCAAGTGTTTCGATTTCCACAATGCGTTTGTGTTGGACATAAACCACTTTACACCCATCCACGGACCTTATGTGTTCCGGGTTCGGATGTAGCGCGTCAAATGTGGAATCCATAATCTGTACAGCCTCAATCACTACTGGTAACTTGCGATACTTTTTCATTATTCTGTACCCCCCTCGTTTTTCCGCGCCGCGTCAACTGGAATTATCTTCCGCCCGTGAATATAATTGTCGTACATAATTTCAAGCTCATCGTTTGTAAAATGTGAATGTTCTGGATTTCTGTTTTGCCACTTAAAAAAGAATCGTTTCATTGCGGCATAATGTTTCGGCCATCTATTTATATTCCTTCCCACTTGTTTATCGCTCCCATAAATAAATGGACACATAATACAACCAATACGATGAAAACCCTCATCATACAATGAGGGATATTCGAGTTTATTTTTATGTATATAAATCCATATTTCCTCTGTGGGCCAATCAAATATAGGATAATAACTTTGTTTTATAATCGCGCCGCGTTTTTTTCGATTAAATGATTCTTCGGCGCGAACGCCACAAAGTGTAGGAATGTGCGGCGCGACATTTTTCTTTTGGGTATCACAGCACCATCTTGCAAACATAAATGGCTGAATCCCTTTCTTTTTCCACATCTGAAAGAACGGCGGCGCGTGAAGTATTTCAACTTCTGGATATTTCTCTTTAATAAATCGCACAAGTTCAGGCGGGTCAATCGTGGTGTTGACGTAATGAACGTGATGCGGCAACCCTGATTTTTTAACGATGTCATAAAGCACGATTGAATCCTTGCCGCCGCTAAATGCCACTTCCCAATATCCCTGTTTTTCTGGAAAGTGTTCGATCATGAATTCAATGGATTTCGGCACAAGATAAGCAAGGCTGAATTCATCGAATACGACTTGTCCAATGTGCTTATCTTTCAATCCGTGTCCTCGTTTTCTCTCGCCGCGTCGGCGGCGGTTTCGTTATCTTCTCAACAATTCCAATTCTTCGTTATTACAGCATCCTTTTGTTTTTTCTCGTTCTTCGGGAACATAATAATCGTATCCATTTTCCGATGATTCCGTATCGCATTCAATAAAAAAATATTCCTTGCCACACGCAGGACATTTCAAGTCAAACGAATATGGTTTTTTAAATCCGAGTAATTCTGCTGTATGATTTATGCCGTGTAACAACCATGCCTTTTTAATATTTTTCTGCTTATCATTATCCGCAATATAAGCAATGTCTTTTTCGTCATAGAAAACATTTTTTGCAATCCACCGTTCTGCCCCTCGCTTAGAACCGAATATCTTAGTAATTGTATGTCCGTATTCACATTCACAAGCAGGATTTCCTCCATTGCACGGCGCACAAGTGCTATCATAATTGCAATTTTGCCATGAGCGCATAACCTCAACGCTTGCCCTATATCGTGGCATCATTACACGCTCGATTGTAAATTTGTTCATAACTCCGCATCCCTTGCCGCCTGTATTTTCCTATCGTCTTCCATGTCCTGCCACGACTGCGCGCAATCCGGGCAGTATTCAGTAGAGCCGCCGTATTCCCGGATGTATGCGTGTCCGCACTTGCGGCAGATCCATTCGTCTGGTTCGGTGTAGCTCATGGCAACTCATCAAAAGCCGATGTAATGTTCATCATTCCCATGATGCAATATTCTGGATCGAGGCCGTAAACACCACCTTGTAAAACGTATGTTACGATTGCTGTTTTCATCCGACCAGTTAGCCCGTTGTCATCGTCTATTTCTACGAGTTCAAGGATGTCTCCCTCTTGAAAATCACGGTCGTTCTTTCGAAGTTCGAAGTTCTTTTTTCGCACTCCCACGCTTTTAAAATACTCTGTCTTTGTTTTCAGCCTGTGTCGTTTCATGGTTTCACCAGCCCCGGCAGGTATTTCGTTTTCCCATTAATGCGCTTGGCCGTGAGAACCTGGCCGCGCTGACGCTCTGTCGAATACGAAACGTGTGTCCACTGGCCGAACTCCAGAATGAGCTGGTCGAATGGGAGCCTCATTGCAATGATGCGCTGGCACACGGCAAACGGGGGCAAGCCTAACACCGTTATATCAGCGGCCTGCCCGGTAAGGTGCTGGCTCGATTTCGCGCCGCCCACGACCTTGTTACACGGCCCAGATCGATAGCCAGAGTTGATATGTATCGGCGTGGCGACGGCGTATGCTTTGGCCCGGAATGGTTCCAGTATGTTGTCGCACAGTGCTTTCAAGTTCACGGCCTGATTGCTGTCGAGCTTGACAGTGTTCTTTATCCCGAGCCGCGCCGCCGTGTAGGAAAAACACATTTCTTCCAATGTAAAATGCGGGGTTAGTTGCGTTGCCATCTCAATTTTCCTCCAAAATATGTTCGCCATTAATGAGTCGTTTCAGACATTCTATTTGAGCGTCCTCTGCGGCGGCCCATGCGGCGGCCCATGCGGCGGCCCTTGCGGCGGCCCATGCGGCGGCCCTTGCGGCGGCCCCTGCGGCGGCCCCTGCGGCGGCCCTTGCGGCGGCCCTTGCGGCGGCCCCTGCGGCGTCCCCTGCGGCGGCCCCTGCGGCGGCCCTTGCGGCGGCCCCTGCGGCGTCCCCTGCGGCGGCCCTTGCGGCTGACAAATCATTTTCGTGGAGATTTCCATTAGCATATTCCTCTGCGAACCACAGCACATCCATGGTCCGCGAGTCGATATTATTTATATCTTGTAGGGCAATGGCTTCCCTGGCGCACCAGATAGCAAAATAGCGTAGCTGTTTATCCGGGAGCATTTTTGATGCAACCCATATTCTATCTTTTTCCGGGATCGTTTCCATTACCAAAATATCAGATAGGGTATGGCTCCACGGGGTTCTAATGTATCTGCCGATATAGCACGCGCCTTGTGAAACAAGATAATCTGATGTTACTATCGGGTCATATTTCGTTGCCATCTTAATCACCGTCCTTTGTTGTTTTCAGTTTCATGCTTTCAGGGAGTACGTCATTCGGATCAAACACTTCATCCCACGGCGTGCTGTCGGCCATGTATTGAATTAAATCGCTCCAAAGGTATCCGTATGTCCATGAGCAGAATATTTGCTTGCGGATCGTGGCGCACGGAATACACGTTTTAAATGTTGACCATTCGCCACCCCACATGCCGTGAACGTATTGATATTTTTGGCCCTTTTGAATTACAGAATTGCACTCACAGCATTTATACTCTTTGCGTGCCGTGCGAATTTCTTCATCGAATATTTCAGCGGGATCATAGTTGTCTTCATCGGCACCAATTTGACAGTTCACTTCGCGCCTCCCGGCCATTCGCGGCGCCGCTCGCCGCCGCATATATTTTGTCGATATGATTCCATGTGCGACCAAGCGCATATCTCATTACGGCCTGATTCTCTATTGATAGATCATTCATTAGTTTTGCTATATGTTCGCCGCGTTTTTGTGTGGACGGCAATTTCATAAGCTCATCCATTTGATGCTCAAACGAACAAATGGCATTGGTCAATCGAACAAGATGTTTTTTATATTCGCGCTTCTGTTTTGTCATTTCATCAGTCCTTTCAGGTGTTCGCGGCTGTACTCGCCCGCGAGGTAGCCTTCAATCGTTGCCAGTGGACAGTGTTCCGGCGGCTCTGATTGTGGGTCAACTTCGTAATCCCCGCCGCGCGGGTATTCGCATTCGTGCCGCTCGATATTACAGAATACACAACCGGCACATATCCATATTTCATAAATTCGTTTGCTCATGTCTTAACCTCCTGCGCGTCGGGAAGTGGGCATTCATCAGGTGGCTCGGCACACATATTTATAGCGTGTCTCTGCGCAAGCGGATGTGTACAAAGCATGTCATCCGAATCTGAATAAACGCAGAAACAGCATTGTTTTATAATCATCATTTTACTCATAACACGCTCACCGCCGATCTTTGGTCTGTCCTGCCGGTCGGGATTAAGTAGTGGGCGCAAGGCATCGTCGTTACCTCGTTTCGTTTACTACAGCGTGGGCCGGATTCGAACCGGCGTTCTGGTCACCATCTACCCGTTAGGGCGATTCGGCTCCCCGTCCTTCCAATTAAACTACCACGCTTCCATGCGGTTCCACCGGCATCCGTGTCACCGCCAACCCCTTATCCCCGCGCCGGGAGTTGCACCCGGAAGTCGCTCGATATTTCTTGCAGATCGTATTGATTCGTTTCCGATATCGCAGGCGGGCTTATCTGCATTGGCCCCCGGGTTCTGCCCGGCTTCGCGGGTTCCACTTGATTAAACGGTGCAACAAAGATAATTTAAGCCTGTCGTTCGATCAGGCTTTGGAATCGGGGTTCGAACTCACGCCGTCTATCGGCATGTTTGGGTTGATCGCGTTCACGATGATCGCGTCCAGCAGTTCGAGGTTAACCGACGCGCCATTCGCCGAAAGCCATTTCTGCATCAGCACGCCCGCCGCGTCCTTCACGTTCTTTGCGTCGCCGTTTACGGCCAGTGTAACCGCGTCGCCGGCCAGCCTCGTGAGTTTCGCCAGAGTGATACCCTGCATCATTGCCTGTAGTGCCTGTGCTGCCGTCATTGCCTGTTTTGCCATTGCATTTGTACCCCCTTTGTTTTTATACAACTTTGATATTTGCTGTCCGAAAAACAATTCCATCTTTTCCTATCCAATATCCTGAATGTATTCCAACGAGAACCCATCCGTCTCCGCATTGATAATATGTCTGATACAGTTCGAACCATTGCAGGATTTTCAAAACGGGCCATCCTCGTCCATGTCAAGTTTTTTCTCCGCGCTGTCCACGTCCGCGTCGGTGATTTCGTCGTCTGCACACACGGGTTGCGCTTCACATTTTTGCCAGTAATTCCACGACTTGTATAAATTGCCGTTCTTGTCTCGCTTCCCCTTTTTATTTGTAACAAGCGTGGCCTCAAGCAGCAATCCGGTTATGGCCTCAACGATATCTGGGTTGCTCAAGCAAAATGGGTCTTCGTTTTCCAACCCAACCGCCGTCAAAAACCAACGCATTTTCTGGAATGTAAATGTGGGGTCGCCGCTTCCGCTTATGAAATAAAATTCTTCTCCGATGCTTCCGGCATACGGACCCTGGTACACATTCAGGATGACAGAGTATGAAATCGTATCAGCTTCCAAATTTTCGTTTTCTCGCACACCCATGACTTGCACAACATATTTTCCATCAGGGAATGTGTTTTTGGGTTTGTTTAAATCTTCATCGGGCGGCAAGTCTCTGTATTTTCCTGCCATTTCTTCGCGGTTCATTTGATAAGCTCCTTTTGGATTGGTTTTGTGGCCTCTGTAGCGGCGTCTGCGGTACGTTTATAGGCCGCAAGGATTAATTCCGCGCTTGCTTTTGGATCGTCTGTTACAAGCTCAATGGGATCATCCATATTGTATCGTCCACCAGCCACGTATTGAGGATCTCCCTTTGTTCTAAGTTCTCGTATTTTTGTGGTTTCTCCCTTTTCTATTTTTGACTTATATCTCATGTACCAGATTGAATCCACCATAGCTAATATTGCATCTCTGATTTGATTATTTTTATCAGTTGGCAATGATGGTCTAATAACTATCTTCCCATTTTCTTCTGACTGTTTTTCGTGTGCAATAATAATTACTCCCTTCCCGCATCTTTGAAGCTCGTTTATTGGCAACACAAATTCCCGAATTAGTCTATCACGACCAACTCCCCACGCAATATCTTGTTCGTGCTGAATTCCGTTTGCTTTAAGAAACCAATCAATAAACATGTACCATAATGCGGAAATAGTATCTATGGCAACCATGTCTATCGGTTCGTTTTTAATGGTTTTCATTGATAAAATAAAATCTTCCCATCCAGAAATTCGGTTTGAAAGAGTAGCAATTTTACCGTCTCCGTGTTCGGCAGCAATGAATCCCATTTTTTCAGACAAAAATTGCGTGATTTGGGTTTTACCAATTTTTTGAGCACCATAAAGTAGTATTTTTTCTGATGAAAATCGGTACACCGGTTTTGTTATTCTGAATCTGCTTTCAACTGTTGACATCATATCACCTTTGCCTTTTTGAGTTCCTCGTGCGTGCGCTCTGGCGCGATTACGTACCCGTTCTGCATGGCGAGGTCGTGCTTACCGTTGTAGTGGTGGCAGTACGCATAATAAGCGCATCGTGAATACTGCCCGGTACAAGCCGAATAATTCTTGCGCCATATCCCGGTTTCCCGGTTGCGCTCGATTTCATTGATAATCAGCGAATACCACTCGAACATTTCTTCAATTTGCTTCGCGTCAAAATAGAGTTCCACGCGCGTGAAGTGCTTGCTGCGGTCGCCAAGCATTTTCTCACAGCATTCGATTTGATACTCTGCGAGGCTTTGATTCTTCTTCTGGCGAATGCCGGGCTTGATAACGATGTCATACTCGAACACGTCTTTATCAAACGCCGATAAGTACACCCGCTGACTGCTGACGGCGAACCTGTCATGTAAATATTCATTCTGCTGGCCGTAAAATTTGTGGTCAACCACGCGGTCGGAGCAAACCTTGTCCGCCACGCCTGCAAGAATCCATGAGTCATTGTAATGCGTTGGGATTGCGAAGCCGCGCTCAATCAATGCGCCGGGGTACATCCCTTCCGGTCCGTAGTGGGCCTCGTAAGCCTGAATGACTGCGGCGAGCTTGGCTGTCTTATCGTCGTGAACGTGTATCGGCGTGCTGAATGCCAGAGCTTCGTGTAGTGTCCGGCCCGCGCTCATCCCTTCGTTTTCGTCGCGCTTGGCGGGGTGAATGTCAAGCTCCATCTGCAACTGATAAAGTCGCTGACATTCGTTGAACTTCGCCGCCGCGCTGTTGGTGATTACGTTGTTCATTTCTTCACCCCGGCGTTCTTCAAGCCCATGAACATGGCCAGCACGAACACGAACATTATCATAAATATTCCACAAATGAACGATAGCGGCTCGAAGTTATCTTTCAGAAAATGGATCAGCCAGTTCATTCGGTGTCCTTCCCGGTGAGTACATCCACCATCCATGCATAATTTCCACTTCGACATCCGAATGTTTGTTTTGCGAATGGTGTTATTGTTTGTACCACGCGATCAATCCGCTCCTGTAGCCCGTCGCGCTCTTTCACAATTCTTTCAGCCTGTTCGCGCCAGTGGTCGCGCGAGGCCTCAAACTCATAGCACAATATGAAATTTGTGTTATCAGGGCATTTCTTACAGAATCCAATAAGCGGCTCCGCGCGCGGCTCGTCGATTTTATCAGAATTTAGTTTTTCAAAAACAGTAAAACAATCATCTTCATCAATCAATACAATCCTTAATTCGCTCCCGTAATCCGACCTAACAAATTTTTTAAAAACATGTCCTTCAATTGTTACTTTGATTGAGCTCATTATTCACACTTCCTTGTCGTCAATTTTACCAACAGGCTTTTGCGCGATCTCCGGGTGCGTCCGCACCAGATAGCCGATTGTATCCTTGATTGTCTTTTTGCTCATGTCGGATCGGCTCTGCTTCCGCGCGAACCGCTTTACAATCTCAACAACTCTCTTGTCGATTCTTACTTGTGTGTCTGCCATGATTTTCCCTTTCTTATGTATCTTACAACGTCGTTTACAATTTGTCAACAGGTCGTGGAAAATATTTCTTCGCACATACATTTCACACAATGCTCCGAGTGGACCACGACAAAAGTAATCTCGTTGAAGAACGTGAGCACGGGCACGAGTTGCGTTATCAGGTGGCCGTCGTCGTCAATCATTTATTATTTGGTTTCCGCTCCATTTTTAAAATATCTCTGGCAAAATCCATACAAAATTTTTCATAATCTTTGAGTTCTCTCTCCATGTCCCGCTCCGCTTGCCAAAAAACTTGAATGCCATCTATGTTAAAATAACAAAATCCGTGCTGTATATGGTCAATGATACCACAAGCCCACCATAACTGGTTAAATTCTTCTTTGGAAACAGGAATTGATTTGCTTCCAAGTTCAGTTGCGTTTTTGATTCTGGTTCTGATTGCTTTGATTACATTCGTTTTGGTTATCATTATTTCACCCTCCTTGAGATTTCATCCATCACGCCCATGTCAACAACCGGCCACGCGGCCTTTTGTTTGCGCTCCCAAAATTTCGTCAGCAGCCGCAAGGTGAGCAGTTCCGCATATTCCCGTTTCCCGGCAAACACGACCTGGATCTGATAATCGAGCATGAACGCCGCCAGTGAGCCCACAACCGCTGACGGGTGCATCTGGCTCTGGTAGCTGTGCTTTGCGATGTCCTCAAGTGTGGCATCGATCATCAGGATTTTGAATTCATATTCCTTGAGCCGTTCCATTTCCCGCTCGAAGCGTTCGCGGCCATGAGACAGGCTTTGAACCAGGTCGGCGAGGGTCTTGCGTTCCACCGCCGCCACCGTCTCGTAATTCTGCACGCTGTAGTCACCACTCGGCAAACACGCGCGAATTGTTTCAACCCCGGCGAAGTCGTAGGGCAGTTGCTCGCGGGTGTCCACGATGATGACCACGGGCGGCGGTTTCATTTCCTGTACGCGGCCTTTCCGTCGTCGAGCGTCTCTTGCGCCGCCAGCTCAAAACAGCGGTTGCGGTGACTGGTTATGGCCTCTACCTCGATTTTGTGTGTCACAGGGCGTGTCACGGCCTCTGCGGGCTGTTCTGGTGTGTCAGTCATTGTTGTGTTTCCTGCCATTCGGAGATCGAACAACTTAACCGGGTTCTCAATGCCACTCCATCCAGAAAAATATTCGTACCCAGATAGTGAGAAATGAGATTCCCCGTGACAACGTAACTTTCAAGCCCTTTGTGATCCGTGTCGTGTAGCACCAGTTTTGTTTTGAACCATAATGGAAAGTGTTCTCCGGCCTCTTTAAACGACATCAGTGTGGAAATCCATTTGGAGATAGAACCCACGTTAGGAAGCCGAACAAGCTTAAATTGGTGATATTTTATCATTTCCTCAAATTCACTGTAGGTAAATTTTGAGCACATTTTCAAAATATTATCCATTTTCTGCTCAGTCGCCAGAGTCTTTAAGAACCTGTCGAGGCTGAGGAGTTCCTTCACTTTGTAATCGGAGCCACTCCAAATGAGCTTGATTTTGGCGGCGGCAGGATTCTCGTAGTCGTCTTTTTTCGTCAGCTTTTCTTTGCTGTTTGAGTTCGTCTTCTTCTTGTACATTTGGTTTCACCCCGGTTTTGTCTGCAAGAAAATTCCACAATGGTTGTGATTCATCAACAAAAGAAAGAAATCCATTTTCACGTTGCATAAAAATAACCAACGGCCATTTATGGTTCCAAAAATAATTTGGTGACCCAATTACAAAATCATAATTATCAAAGGCCTTTTTTATTTCATCTTTGGTATAATATTCAAGTTTTGGATTTATTGCTGATTTTATCCTATCTGTCAATTCTCTATGCTTATTGAGATTTTCCTTAGAATTCCAATGTGCAAAAATATCCTTTATTACCCACTCTTTTTCTTCTTTACTTTCTTCTCCTTTCTTGGATGTTGTCGCTCCTTTGTCGCTCGTCTGTCGTTTCCTTTGTCGTTTTTTTTCTTCTACCGTGAGAAAGTCAGTGTTTATCGTATAAATTGTTCGATTACCCTTTGTCGTTTCCTTTGTCATAAAATTAAATAGTTGCGCGCGAGCCTCAAATGTCCGAATTTCGCGCTCAGTCGCTTTTGTGTTTTTAGTGATGGTTTTTCTGGACGCTAAAATCTGTCCCGGTTGAAGCGTTCGTAATTCACCGTCAATGATTACTTCGGACTCGTGATAATTTGCAAGCCGCAACATTTCTATCAGTACCCTTACACTTGAATGCGATAGCCCGTGATAAAAGTCAGAATCAAGCAATGAGCGTTCGAGTTTTATGTATCCTAAATTCTCTGCCATTCACGCGCCTTATAAAAGAACATCCCCCCTGCTGGAAATGAACCGCGCGAGGTTACAAATACCAGCAAGGGGGAGTCTTTTTTGAGTTGATTGAAAAGTCTTGCGCGCGGTTCATGCCTCACAATCTATCACATCTTCGGCGCGCTGTCAATACCCGTTTAGATTTCTATCTCATAACCCTCTTCCTCACAAATCGTTTCACAGATAAATAGAAGTTGGCGCTCGTAACAATCTGCCCGAGCTGCCCGAGCTGCCCAATCTGCCGAAGCTGCCGAATCTGCCGAAGCTGCCGAAGCTGCCGAAGCTGCCGAAGCTGCCGAAGCTGCCGAAGCTGCCCGAGCTGCCCAATCTGCCCGAGCTGCCCAATCTGCCGAAGCTGCCCGAGCTGCCGAAGCTGCCGAATCTGCCGAAGCTGCCCGAGCTGAATATCCCGCATCAGTGGCACATTTAAGGCTAAATACAACTTTTTGTCTGTTTGTCTCGGCTACTCGGCAGAAAAGCCAAACCACATCTACCGGGGGTACGGCTTCCATACCCATAACATCAATAATCGTGAGCATCTTGCGACCTGCAAACAATTCTTCAAGGTACCCCCGTGTGTATTTTTTGCACGGCCTCAATTCCAATACGTCGTCAGTCGTTAGTTTCCTCATGTCAACCCTCCGTTTCCAATTTTTCGAGCATGGCCCGGATCGCCCGCCGCACGAGCGCACCGACCGACACTCGATCGCCACTCGCCGCCGACTCTTTTTTTGCCAGCTCGAACAACCTGGCGTGTGTTTCTTTGTCCAACAGTGTTTGAAGCTTCACATTCAGTAGCATCTCATTATCCCCTCTCTGATATTGTTCTGTGTTGCACGTAGAGCATGCTGTAGCAATCTGTAACGCACGAAACGGCCATTAGGCATAGGATTGTGTTCCTCGGGCCTTTTTTGTGTCTTAAATCATCTTAAACGGCAACTGATAGCCAGAAGCGCGGCGGTCAGAGTTGCAAGTGCAAAAAATCCGTGCGCCGGGTAAAGTTGTGGATCGGCCAAAATCATCATTGCTTCGTGTAGCATTTTTGTTACTCCTTCCCCTCGGCCTTGGCGATTGCGGCTTTGAGTTCTTCTAAGGCTCTTTGGATAGATGCCTTACCGGCCTCTCTCGCGCTATAAACCCGCGTGAAAACAGGTATATAGTTCATTGTCTCAAGCGCCATTTTCGCCGCCGCGAGCAGGTCGTCCCGCTCCTCTTTCGTTTTCGGCGCATCCGCTATTAGCCGTGCGTTGTTTCGCCATTCGTCCATATTTGGGTTACATACGGCAATTAATATTCTGCCCCTCCCTTCGTCTGCACACTGGAAATTGGCGTAAATCTCTCTGTTTTCGTGGAATTCCGCGCTTTCGCGCTGTACATGGCCCCATTTTTTTGTAAGTGCTGTTTCAAGCAATTTGCCCTGTATCCAAGGCCCTGGTGTGTGTCCGCTCATGTTGTCACGCTCCTTTTTTGTTGTTGTAGCCGTCGCTGGCCTGATTCTTACGGCACGCCGTGGGTCATGCAAAAATAAATCACCGCCAGCATCATAGCCGCCGTGATTATGTTTAATGTGATATCGAGTATTTTTTGCATGTTGCTCACGCTCCTTTTATGATTTTTTTATCGGCCTGAATTTGCTTTACACAATCAGGACACCATATATTTGCCCCACCTGATTTCCATCCGAGATTATTCAAATGTAACAAAATCGTATTTATCTCGGATTTTATCCTAATGCCGCACAATCACAACATTTTATTGTTCCACCATCATTTTGATACCTTGGTTTCCCTTCCATGCCACAAATATCACATTTCAGGGCAGGAACATAATCATGGCAAAATTGCGGATAAAGAGTTTTTAAGACATTTTCTATTTTGATGGAATATTTTTTGTGATGATATTTCGTCATTTTTATTGCCTTTCTTGTCGCCTCCTCAAGTTTTGCTATGGGCAGTATTTCATGCGTTATTCCAGTTTCCTCGTTGTAAATTTTTACAATATCAATATGACCATTTCCCATTCCGCTCCCTGAATATCGTTGCATTTCCCGCCTCCGTTAAGTAGTGCCGTCACCGGCCCGGAAGACCTCCGAAGAGGTCCGCCGCGCGGGGGTCAGATTAAATTGTCAAAATATTCCTGTGGCTTTTCTTCGGCCTTTGCACCGTCAAGCCACTGGTTTATATGGCGCGTAGTGGTCACACCCCATTTTTTTGCTGTGCGGTAGAATTTTCCGTCTACCAGTGCCGCAACCGGCGTGTTGTAGCTGTAAAAAACACTTCCCCAGACTGCGTGTTCAAGTACCGTTTGATTCGCTGCGATTACTTTGAGTTTCATGGTCGTTCTCCTTTCAAGTTTCCCGGCCTCGGCGCGGGGTTGTTAGATTGATTGCCTGTGATTATCCGCTAAATGGATATTGAGAGACTGCATCAGCTCATAGGCCTTGTAAGTCCTGCCCATTGCGGATTTGCACGCATCTGAAACCGGTGTTGGCGCGTCAAGCATTGCGCCGATTGGAGGTAATATGCCCGATCTGTCAATCCCGTGATAATCTATCGCTGCGGCAGCATTGAGCAGATCACAGATTATGCGCTCGGTTGTCTCGCTCGGAGCAATGTACAGATAATGATCGTCTTGGTAGATATCAACAATCTGCAATTTGTCCACGTCCCATGAGTTGCCTTGCCTGTCTACTATTATTGTCTGCATTTTCTCAATCCTCTTTTCAAGTTTTCAGCGGCCTACTGCCACTACTGTACCTATAATCATAATGATATTCTTGATTATGTCAAGCCCTTTTTTGAAAATAGTTGAAAAACCCTGTATCCATCGCGATATTTATCGAAAATCGCCTGTAAGCCATGCACTTACTCATAGGTATGATTATATCATGTTGTGGTGTTTCGTCGCTCTCGCGCCATTATGGACGGCGAGTTTCGGCCAGTTGTCGCCCCTAAACTAATTAATTAATGTCCGCGCGCGAGCGTATCACTTTGTTTAACTCTATTTTGAGACACGGGTAACCAGTTACACATTTTGATAATCATTACTGTTTTGGGTAACGCGTTACACACATAGGAATGTTGACGGACCGGCATACATTCACACACTCAACACTCAACGATCTTGAGCCAATAGCAATCAACCACCATGAGTGTAATACGCTCAAGGAGGATAACAATAAAACGCGCAATAATCTTTTTTATTAATAGTTGCCAAAGTGATAATTAATGTTATTGTAAAAACCACTGTAAAAACTACTGTACACATTTAACATAATATATGTTATACGACGTTGCAAAATCCGGGCAATCCATAATTTAATTTTAAATATTCCTTTATTTAAAGGGTTTTTTGGTTGCCCACTATATAAATGTATAGGTGTTTGTGTTGATATTATGCGACGCTCAAACGATGAAAATAAAGGAATTCCACATCCGCCCGAGAGAGTACCCCATAGTAGGGGGGGCGGGGCCAGTCGCGTATAAGGAATCCCTTTGCCGCACACAATTTTGGGGAAACCGATTTTAAATCATATCCGAAAAGCGACAAGTATTTAAAAAATTAGGATATATATTATAAAATAAAAAGGTATTATCACGTAGGCGTAGGTGTGGGCGCGCGGATAAAACCAGTCAACAAAGCATAAAAAGCCTTTGGTATTGTTTATAAAAGGCTTTTAATGTTTTTGGGGAAACAAATTTTTATTGGAAATGGTTGACTGTGGCGGATTGTTGTTATAAGATTTGGTTATGGAAAATGAATTTGCCGTTAATGAAGAAAAGAAAGAGAAAGCTTGGCTTGACGAGAGGAAAAAGAAATTGGATGCTTTTGCACTGATTGAAAAGTGGATTGAGGCGTCGATAGAATACCCAGAGTTCAGCCAGGATATGACGGTTGGGACAATATTTAAGCTGGACAACCAGGGTGGAATTGGTATCGTGTGCGGACCGAGGTACATAGAAGCGATGGAGAAGATCGAGAAGATTGCCAGTGCGCCGAAGTGGAAGCGGTTGTGGTGGCGCGTGGCGCGGACATTGGGGTTGATTCGGATGCGCGTTGAGTGGAGAAAATATTACAAGGCATACAAGGAATATGGCGGTATCCACGATGCATTGCGGGGAAAGCATGGCTAAAATCAGCGCAAAAGACCTTGAATTAAATGAACGTATCCCGCGTAAAAAAGACGAGATAGAGAGATTTTGGGATCACGCCCGCGATTCTATAAAATCCCATGGGTATTATGCCACCTCTGTCAAAATCGTGAGTCCGAAGTGGCGCCCGCCCCACCGCTCAACAGTCGATCCGAAAACTGGAGTTATTTCGTGGGAGAGTGTTGTTGAATAAATAGCCGGACATGTACTTTTGGGTGTGTGGGATAATTGGTGCAACCGCCCCGCTGGAGACGGCGGGGTTTTTGTTTACCCGATGGTTTCAATAAATACTGAAAGTTCAGGAAGTATTGACAAAACGGGGAATAATGGTGTATGGTGGGAATATGGCAAGGAAAATGTGGTTAACCCCAATCGAGGACGTAGAGAAGCCCGTGGAGGTTGACGAGGATTCCATACAGTTGACTCCTTCGGAGCGCAAGGAAATCAAGATGGCGCACTTCTCGCCGCAGTGGTTGGCCGAACACCTCGGGGAAAAATGTGGGAGTAAACATTGGAAAGATGCTTATTTACTCCAGCGAATTCTTTTCGGTGATAAGGTGCAGTTGAAGGGCGAGCCCGTGCCTATGTTCAAGCAGGTGATGCTTTTCAACAAGTACAAGGGACTGATCGAGGATTACCGGGGAATGCGCCTTGTCCGGGCAAAGGTTCGTGCGAGTGAGGCGGCTGAAAATATTGGGACAGCCATGTCACAGAAGGATATGGACGAATTGCGGGAAACGAATATTGGAAGCCTGGCAGGGGCCTTAAAGACCACTGCTGAAATTTGCGACGTTCAAAACAGAGGGGAAGAAAAAACCTTGGACGTGCGGGACCGGGGACAACTCCTGTCGGCCGCAGCGGATGCACTCCAGGGGATTGCCAACGCGAATATTCAGGGGCTGACCATAAATATTGATAATCGAACACAGAAGCTGGTTGTCGGCAAGGGTGGTGAACCAGAAGAATGATCGTTGACGCTGACTTTATTGAAAAGATTCGAAGCGCATCGAAGAAGGAAGTCGAGGAATATTTGAATGGATTCGACGGTGCTGAACTCGAACGGATAGTCAAATTACAGGAAAAATTGAATGACGATATTCAGCGCAGTCCAATAGATTATTTCCACCCGCATGATGGGCAACGTCCATTTTTGGACAGTGTAAAGCGGAATGCGTGGTATTTTGGAGGCAACGCCAGTGGCAAAACTGTTGCGGGAGCTATTCGTACTATTTCTTTTTTGCTTGGCCGTCCCGTGGGAGATATGGCTGAATTTGCGCCAAAGGGCGCGCCGAATCACGGGTGGATTGGCGGTCCGAATATTGAACATTCGCGGGAAGTAATGCTTGAGGAAATTATGAAATGGATACCGAGACATGAGGTTGCGGATTATAAGGTTGGCGAAAAGAAGCTGTACATGAAGAATGGAAGCACGCTCGTTCTGAAATCATACGATTCGGAGGTTGAAAAGTGGCAGGGGAAACCGCTTGATTTTCTATGGTTCGATGAACAACCGCCGTACCCGATTTACCGCGAAGGGATGTCCCGCGTCAACAGGCGCAACGGGTACATTTACGGGACCATGACCCCGCTTTATGCAAACTCCTCGTGGACGTATGATGACCTGTACCTGAAATCAGAAGAGGATTCAGAAATAGGGTGCTACTTCTCGGGCGTTACCGACAACGTGTATTTGTCAAAGGTGGCGCTCGACCGGCAGATCAAATCGTATGAGGGTTCCGATGAAGCCGCCGCACGGCTACATGGACAGTTTATCATCTTGCAGGGGCTTATTCATCCGAAATTCAACATGGACAAACATGTGATCAGGCCCGTGACGCTCGATAAAAGCTTCAAATACGTGCGGGTGATCGATCTGCACACTCGCGCGCCAAAGACGTGCTGTTGGTATGCCTACAAGGAAATCCCGTTTCCCATGGTGTACCAAGTCGAGGAGTTGATGATTGCCGGAACCAGCATTACTGACTTTGCGTCGGCGATCAAAATAAAGGACGCGGGCAAGCCAATTGAGTACACCATCGTGGACACGCCGGAAAGTCAGGACGAAACCACGTATGGTACGAATATGGTTATGGAGCTTCGCAGAAACGGGATATTCTGCACCACAACATACGATTCAACGCACTTGCGGAACTTCGAAATGGGGGTTCACAGGGCGAATGATTATTTTGCACACGACCCACCGGCCATTTATATATTTGATACGTGCCGGACAACGATAAGACAGATAAGAAATTATATATGGGACAACTGGAAGGGTGCGTCATCGTGGGATAAGAACCCAAAGGAAAAACCGAAAGCAAAAGAGGATCACGCCGTTCGGAACTTGCATTATTTTCTTCTGACAATGCCGAGCATAAACGAAGTTGCTGACGAAAACAGGCGAAAAAACACGCGGGCAAGCTCGCGGAGACGTGACAACTTCAGGAATTACTCAAAGGGATTGGTGAGAAATGGCTAAACTTGCGGATGTCAAGGAACGAAAGAGCGGAACGGATCCAAAGAAATATAAAAGCGGCCAGATCAATTTCCTTGAAACGTACAAGGATGATAAAATCGCCAAAGCCCTGGCGTGGTTTCTCGAAAATTTCATGGCCGCGAAATCCTATCAGGATAATTACCGGTTCCGGTGGACGCGGTATTACTACATGTACCGCCAGTACAGCCCGTATTACCAGAACCGCCCGGAATGGCAGTCAAGTTATTTCGTGCCGAAAGCATTTGAATTCGTGGAGACGTTTCACCCACGACTTGTCGGCGCGCTTTACGATGTGGCTCCCCTGTGGACGGCATTGCCGGGGAATGAGGCCAGCCGGGAAGAGGCGCGCGCCGCCGAATTGCTGCTGCAAACCCGCGTAAACCAGACGAATCAGTACGCCGCGCACTACGACACGCTCAAGGAAACGCTGATTTACGGGAATGGAATTCAGAAGGAAGCATACGTTTACGAACCCGACTACACGGGGACGAAGAGTCTACCCTGTGATCTGTTCGATCTTTTCGTGGACTCGCGGGGGCGAACGATCCCAACGATGAAACATATCACCCACCGCGAAGTGAAACACATTAACGAGATCATGGCGATGGCCGCGGCCAATGTGTATTCGAAAAAGGAATGCGATAAAATTAAGCCGGGCGGCGGGGACAAATATTTTTCTCAGCTCGACCGGTTGCGCAAAATCGGCTACACGTCTGACGAACTCGGCAACCATGAAGTCGACACCAACTACCACGAAGTCCTCGAACAGTGGGGATATTGGATCGATGCTGATTCAAAAGAAAAGTTTGAAGTCGTGGCCGTGATCGTGGACCGGCAATTTCTCGTTCGTATGCAGGAATGCCCGTACACGCTGAAATCCAGTGAAAACGATGATTACTGGTACGCGATCAAGCCGTTCGTAGATTTCTCCTGTATCCGCGTTCCGCATGAGTTCTACGCCATCGGCCTGATTGAAATGATTGAATCCATGCAGTATGAACTCAATGATAGGCGCAACGCCATCAATGACGCGCTCCAGTACGCGATCAGCCCCGTGTACCAGTACATGAAGGGGTCGATCATGGACATGGATGATATTTCATTCGCGCCGGGGGACATGGTGGAAACACTGGTGCCGGATGCCATGAGGCCCATCGCAAAGGATACCGGATTTTTGGCCGGGTATCAGGATATGGATTCAATCAACAAAGACATGGAAAATACCACGGGCTCATTTGATGCGCTGCGTGGCCAGGTATCCAATATCAGAGAAACGGCCACGAGCCACCTGTCCCGCGTGCAGGAGGGCAGCAACAGGGTAAAGAGCATTATTCAAAATATTTCGATGAACGGATTGAGAGAACAAGCCAAAATTAAGTTCGCCATGGAACGCCAGTACACGGATGAAGAGCTACTTTTGCCGGTATTCGGCGACGGTAAAATCAAGGAATTTCTTAAGATCACCCCGTCAAAACTCAAATACTCCGGTGACTTTGCGTTCCAGGCGAACAGCACATACGGCCTCAAACAGGTAAAGGCTGAAATGATAATGAAGTTTCTTGAAATCGCGGCAAATTTCTCACCGGAAATGTTGCAAGGGAATCAGGTGAATTACGAAATGCTGTTGAAAGAGGCTGCGGCGTTCATGGAAATTCCGCGAGAGGGCTTGATTGTCAAGGCCCCCCCGCCGCCCGAGCCCGCGCCGCAGGAAGCCATGCCCCTCCCCGCGGGGCAAATGCCCGGCGTGCCGCCCGGCGTGGTACCGATGCCCATGCCACAGGCAGGCGCGCCCGGCCCGCCCGGCCCGCCGCCGGTTCCCGAATTACAAGAAGGGGATGATCCAGGGGCGGTCGTTGCCAGCTTCGCAACGGAAATGGCAAACCGCGTAAGAGGCCGGTAATTTATTTTGTGGAATTTGTTGACAAGATGCTTGTAACCATGAATAATGAAAGAAATTGAACGTTTAGAACAAATTGAAAGTTCAGAACGAAGGGAACACATCATGGCGATGTATGACACAAAGCAGATGGGGATGCAGGGACTTGGCGGCGGCGCACCGGCTGCGCCCGCTCCGGCCCCCCCCGGTCCTGATTTGACTTCAGAGCCCGCCGCAAGCGGCGGTGATGCCCGCGCAAAGCTCATGGCCATGCCACAGGAGCAACTTGTGGACATCATGGTCAAGACCTTCCCGCCGGACATTCTGGATCAGGCATTGTCTGCGTTCGACGCGGGTGCCGCCCCCGGCCCGGCTCCAGTTTCTGCCCCTCCGGCAGGAGGCGGTATGTAATGATTAAACTCCCGTGGCATGGACCGGACAGAACCGCGGAGTATGCCCAACGGCTGATTGCGCTCGAATATCTCAAAGACCCGGCTGTAGTCCGATTCCGGGAAGCGCAAAGGGACAAAATTGAACAACTCATTGACGTGGCGCTCAATCTTTCGAAGATGACACCCGAGGAAAAGATTGGATATGTCAAGGCATTGCGCCTGATCGCCGGGGATATCTTCGCCAACGAAATCAGGGAACTTGAAACAAAAATATCAACAGCAAAAAAGAAAGGGAATGAAAAAGACTTCTACGACGAAGTCTCAAGAATCCCATAAATTAAAGGAGTTTCCAAAAATGGAAGGAAAAGGCTCACAAGGCCCGGACCAAAGGGGACAACCGTTCATTCTCGTGAACGATACCATGGGCGACGCGATTACACAAATGCTCGCCGACGCGCCGATTGAAGGCCCCCAGGACGCCGGAGAACCTCATGCCGACAGTGTTGACGGTACGCCGCCGGTGGACGAACAAATTAACGCCCCGGACGAAACGGCCACGGAAGATGTTCAGACAACGGAAGCTATCCCAACGCTTTCAAAATTCAAGTCGGTTGAACAACTGGAGAAATCCTACTCGGAACTCGAAGCTTCGCACACACGAGCGCGGCAGGAGATAAAGGAAAAGGAAGAGCAGAATCAAAAACTGATCGACACCCTTTCCCGATACGCCCCTGCCCCTGCGGCAGTAGCCTCCGATCCCGAGCCGGACCCCAACGAGGCATTTGGACAGTCCTTTGTTGAGAAGCCATACGCCGCGACGCAAGACGTTGTGATGCAAACCATGCAGTCCATCGAGTCGCACAAGCAGATGGTGGAGGCGACAAGGGATGAAGCACTCAAAGAGGTCATGGAGAGCGTGCCGGAAAATATGAAGGCCATCGTGAACAGTCCTGAATTCTTTCAAAAGATGAGGGATGAAATTGAAAACGATGATGTCTTAAAGCACATATTTACCAATCTGGCTCCGCTCGAAGAACGTGGGAAAGTCACGCCGGAAGATTTGAAATACCGGTGGAGCAAGGCGTACACGTTCGCATGGAAAGCCGCGTTGGGATCATCCATGGGTCCAGGACTTGAAGAAAAATTGAAAGCCGCAATACAGGATGCCCGGTCTGAACACCTTAGAAAAATGCAAAACACAACGGTACAGGCTCCCGGTGCAACAGCAAAATCACCTGAAAGCGTGGGCTCTGGCGGGCAAGATGACCAGAAATTTTTTGATGACATGTTCGCGCGTAAGGTGAATTTTCAGTAACACCCAAGCACTGGCCGCATGAGGTGTAATTATGGCCACCACGGGTCAAAGACGAACGGACACAATCGTTGCCGGGCGCATTATCCGCAACGTTGATGAAAAGATCTGGAACCCGGAGTTTGCAGGTTCCGCAACACCGCTTACAACTCTTATGAACAACATGAAGAACCGCGAAGCCACGAGCAATATGAAGTTCGAGGTTTACGAGGATGTGCTGAATAACCGGCGCACCACTATCCTGTCATTTGACGCATCCGGTGTCACTTCGACAATTTTCCAGATTACCACGACGGACGCTCCTTATGTTGCCCTGAACAGTCAGTTGAAGAACCTGAAAACAGGTGAGAACTACTTCGTCACGGCAATTACAGCGGGCGGAGTGGTTACGGTTCAGCGCGATTTCGCGGGTACTCTCACAACCCCGTCGGTCAGCACGACCACAACCGACCGGTTGATGATTCTCGGCGAGGCCCTACCGGAAGGCGGCGTGTCCCGAAACGGAATCACGCGCGATGCGGAAGCGTCGTACAACTACTGCCAGTTCTTCCGAACCAGCGTACAGATGTCCGACATCCTGATCGGAACCAAAACATACGGTGGTAAGGACTGGCTGTACCAGCGCGACAAGAAAATGCTCGAACACAAACTGAAAATCGAGCTTTCGCTGTGGCTCGGTGAACGGTTTGCACAGGCCGACGTTGCCTCGACCGACGGGTACATCTATACCACGGGCGGCGTGATACAGCACATTAAGGGCAACGTCCTTGACGTGTCCGGCGCGGCCTACTCGGGTATTCTGACGCTCAAGGTTCTCGACCGCTTCGGCGAGAAGATGTCCCTGAACGGATCGGACACCAAGCATGTGTTCTGCGGCCCGCGATTCTTCTCCGCACTTAACAGCATCGGAAATAACAAATTGCGGCTGAATGACAGCGCGTCCAGCCTGGGCATGAACATTGTGGAGTATGTGACCCACGGCCTGCGCCTGAAATTCGTGAACGCAAAGAAAGTGTTCGAGAGCGATCCGTCGCTGACCACGGGCACCCTCGCCGGAACCGGCGTGTGTCTCGACCTCAAGTATTTGAAATATGAATACTTTGACGGCCTCGACACGAAACTGCACGAGGAAGTTCAGGAGAACGACCGCGCCGGGAAGAAAGACGAATGGCGTACGGTCGCTGGCCTCAAGATGTGGCAGTACGGCCTCGACCATTCCTATAACGCCAGTTCCGGTGTACCCGAGGAGTTCGCGGGCGTTCACGGAAAAATCATCGGCGTTTCGGATTACATGTAATCTGGTGGAGCAATTAAACCTGGTGGGGTCTCTTGGCCCCGCCAGGATTCTTATTAACGGAGGACGTGGAATGGAAGCGACAGAACTTGAAAAGTACGACGGCGTTGTTTTCGAGTGCCGGGATTATCGGGATTATGAGTTGATCATCGACACCCCGCACACGCACGAGGAGGGCATTTTGAATCCGTCTTTGACGAATGTGCCCCCGGTAGGGTTCTCGATCAAGTTCAACGGCGCGCGAAAGTTTGATCCTAATATGGATCAGAGGCTTGTCAAAAATCCGGCGCTGAAAAAACGGGTGATTGAATACCTCGTGGAGTCGCCGCAGTTCGAATCTGGCATGATTCGCGTGTATGACGCGAGCAAGGAAACGGTGACGATGACCAAGGGTCAACTCGCGAAATTGCAGGAAAGCGCACGGCAACAGGCATTGCGCGAAGCGAACGCGAAAAAGTAAAGGAGATTCAAAAACATGGCAACAACTAAAAATTTTTTAGGAACCATCGCCAATCTTGACGGCATGGGGTTGCAGATTGCGTCAGGATATACAGACACTTCGTCCGCCACGGCTGTTGATGTGGCGACCGGGCTTGCATCTGTACAAGCTGCCCTGGTATCGTGGAAAACGGCATCCGCCGCGCTACAGGTTGCTGGCTCTGTTGGTGGTGGCCGACTTACCGCCGTTCCCATGGACCATGCCACGGTTGCCAACCGGGGCAAGATCACGATTCAGGCAATCGCATATTCCGGCGCGGGCGTGGCGCAGTGGATCGCATTCGGCAAGGGCGTATAAGAAACGAGGCGGTGAAACATGGCAGAGGATAGCACTGTATTTGCGACAAAGAAAGAACTTTATTTTACGATTGATGTCGATGCGCCGGTAACGGTCACGGTCAAAGACGCGGCGGGCCTCGGGCGAAATGCGCAGATTGCCGACATCCGCTGTTCCGAAGGCGACGGATCGTTTCTTCACTTCCGGCATTTCACGAATGGCGAAACGCTCGTTACCGCCGATGCCGAGGATCAGTGGATTGCACCCGAGGAAAGCAAGTTCACAATACCAGTTCCGATTGGCAAGATCAGTTTTTACACGCCGTCAGTGTCAGGCACCGTAATTAAAGTGTGGGTTACACTGTATGGATTTGACGACATGACCGGCACAACCGTGGCATAATACAGTCAAACATGAGGGGTGAAATATGAAACGGCAAACATTCATGCTTGTCTGCATGATGCTCTTATGCGCATCGGTAGCCACGGCACAGGTATCACATCCGAAAGTGCATCATCACAGCACGTATGACCATTCCGGCGCGATTATCAGTGACCAGGATATTAAGACGATCTACTCACACGCCACTCCGACGGTGACCTGTGAGATTGACAATCTTACCGGCGATATTAATTGTGATGGTACGGCAACATTTGGATCGGTGATTGGTGCTACTGGAACATACACTAATTTGTTTGCCACTGATGTTTTTGTTCTTGGAACAATGGAGACGGCCACGGCGACAACCGGTGGCGGTTTTGGCTCCACTGGATGTACGCTTACTGGAATTGGAGATATTATCTGTGACGGGTACGCCTCTGCAACAATTTATTATGGGGACGGATCGGCGCTTACTGGTATTTCATATTCCACACCCACATTACAGAGTGTGCTTGAAACCGGCAACACGGGCGCGCGCACGGACGATAACACGATGGTTATTTCCGCGACCTCGACGTGGGATGGCATTCAGGTCGATCATTCGTCCATGCCCTCAATGGCCGGCGACGGTATTCAAATCACGATGCCGAATACCACGGGGACCGGGAACGCGCTTAAAATATCGTCCACGAACACGGGTGACGCGGTGGATATTACGAAAGCGACGCGTGCCGGGTGGGGGATTGATATTGCTGATACGGGGACAACCGGGGGGGTACACGTTGTATCATCCGGTGGCGGGCGCGCGATGCAACTTCATCAAAATTCAGTATCGGGAAGCAACGCTCTGTATGCCGTGAGTACATCAACCGGCAATCCAACCGCTTATATTCAGCAGTCATCCACTACTGGAACACAGCCGACCTTGCAACTGTACAATTCTTACAATACGGCACTTGGAATGATCGGAACAAATCCTCCCGTATTAAGTATGAGTTCCACGGTTGCGAGTCAGAATAAAACGAGTTTCGTTTTTGGAACAGACGGATTTCTTTCAATCGGGCATGGCGTTGTATTCGATAAGTACAACATGTTTTACGCGAGCGGCACGGTTGATGCGGCAGGGATCAAACTGACAAATAACAATAATTCAGCCAACGGCATTAACCTGATTTTCGATCGCGTGCCGGTTGATGGCGGGGGGGCCTCTGACGTTCTCTCCAATGTCGCTTCTTACGGCCTCAACGCCTCCGGCACGTCCGTTCAATATGGGGCAATCCAGACACAGATTCTTGATAACGCCACGGCCACATTCAGCGGCTCGATGTACTTCCGCGTGTCGAGTAATGGCGGCATCACGGAATCCCCGATTGTTATGAGCGGTGGTGCCACTGAAACAGTTCAATTCGGGTGGTCGCCGCAGATTATTGCCGATGTCGATCCCGCTGTTTTGACATGCGATTCATCGACACGCGGCTATTTTGCATATAACCATCACGCGACTGACGATACGCTTTCCGTCTGTATGAAGGCGGCAAGTAACTACGCGTGGGTTCAGATTAAGCCGTAAGGAGATTCCGCGATGGCCTCGATGTTTTGTGAAAAGCACAAAAGGATTGAATGCAAGGAATGTGATCACAAGCGGCCAGAACCACCCTACGTGATCGGTCTTACCGTTGTAAAAAATCAAGTCAACAAGTGCGGAACCAAAAAGAAACCGCCCACTAAACGAGGTTAATAAATGGCGATGACGCGGACAGTGATCATTCGGAAAGTTCGGGCATACGCTGGTGAGCCCGATGATTTGCGTTTTATTGAAAACAACCCGGAGATCAACGACTGGATCGACGACTCCCTGCAAAGCCTTTCGAGAAAATTGAAGTTTATCAAAGACACTTTTAGTTTTCTCGGTAGCACATACATAGCCAGCCTCGGGACTTCACCGCGATATTATCAGTTGCCATCCAACCTGATTTGTCTCGACAAAAACAGAGGGATAGAGATTAACGGATTTCGCCGCTGGCCCACGACAGAGCGGGAATTTGATGGGTTCCAAAATATTGCACAGTCTGATTATTCCGACACAGTGATCTATGTTTCGGATTACAACTTCGAAAACCCGAATGGAATCCAGAATCATTACGCCGTCGACTACGTGTGGCCGGATGAAATTGACAACGCAAGATCGGGCAAGCTAATTTCGTTTGATCCGAATCCGGGCGACACGGATACCATTGTTGGCTCGTATATAATGGAGCATCCGGTTCTCGCGTCCGATGCGGCCACAATTTATCTGCCCGATACATTTTATGATCTTATTTGCTTTGACGTTCTGCGCCGCCTGTTTATGAAAGTGGTTTCAAGTGGAGACCCGCGCGGCGAAGCTCCTCTTATGATGTACGATGGAAAATATGAAAAGGAACTCATGGAGGCAAAAGAATATTTCACGGACATAAGCAAAACGCCGGACAAAAAGCCGCGCATTAAAACGGCACGGCAAAAATTCGGCATGTATAACAGCAGGGAATATGTTACCGCACGCAGTAATTTTGACAGGTTACGATAAGGAGCGTGCGAGATGGGACGACGTAGGCCGGGACAATATGAACGCACACAGTTCTTCGGGATAAACTTTAACGATTCCAAAATTTGCCACGATCAAAAAGACTTCCTTGAATCCTTTGAAATGCAGAATGTGGATATTGGTTTGTCTGGAATTCGCACGCGCCAAGGTCGGTTGAAAATAAACTCATCGGCGGTCCCATCGAATATTCATTCACTCGACTGGTTCAGAGACAAAAACAATAATTCACATTTAATGATCGGCGCGGGCTCTGTGATTTATGATGCCGGGGACGCGTCGGCCACGGCGGTATCGAGCCTTACAGGACTCACCCCGGACACGAAATCAAACAATACGTCGTTCAAGGGTTTCCACTGGTTTGCCAACGGAGTTGACACGCCGAAGAAATATGACGGGACAACGTGGACTTTGGCGGCTATACCGAAGCCAGCGGCGGTTCCCACGACGGCGGACGGTGGCGGCGGTATTTTGAGTGGAGACTACTTGTACACCTATGTTTATGTGTACGTAAATGTTGCTCTCGGCTACGAGTCGGAATCCGCGATACCCGGCTATTCAACACTTCTGACTGTTGTTAACAAGCAGATTGACGTGGATGTGGTGGCCGACCCGACCGGGACAGCAACGTACATTCGGATTTACAGGCGCAGCAGTACGACGGTTTCTCCTAAACTCGTTGTCCAACTCTCAAATACGACGGCGACATACACGGATAATATTGCGGAAGCCGCACTCGGAAATTATCTGACCGGCGGCAATGAGGGAAATGTCAACGTAAATTTCAAGGGACTGACGGCGTGGAATAACCGGTTGTGGGGATGGTATGATGAATACGTCTATTTCACCCGCGAACATGAACCGGAAAAATGGTGGACATTCGAAAGCGATTTCAACCCGTTCATCATCGACCCCGTGAATAATGAGAATGTGGTGGCTTGCTTTCCATTCGGAAGCGTGCTTGTGATATTCACAGAGAACCGGATGCAGTATATTGTGGGCGACGCGGAACCGTTCACGCGCGTTGTTATACCCGGAAATTTTGGTTGCATATCAAAGCGTTCAATTCGTGAATGCGGGCCGTTTCTGATGTGGACGGGCAAGGATGGCATTTACAAATGGGACGGCGTGACAATCCCGCAAATGGTGAGCCGCCCGGTCAACAACGATCTCGGGGAAGCGGATCGCGGAATTTTGGATACGGTTACAAATTCCCTTGCAATTGGCGCGAGTCTGTATGATCCGAAAACGCATAAATATTGGAACACAACGCCAGTTGGTTCTCAACTCTTGAACAGCCGAACTCATTATTATGATTTTGAAATGAAGAATGAAAACAAACTTTCACAGTGGGGAATGTACACGTTCGGTTTTGTGGATGCCGTCGTTACCCACGATGGCCGAATAATTACCGCGTCCGGGGCTGACGGGTATTACAGGTTTGAAAAAACCGGCACGGATGATGACGGCACGACGATTGATGCTTACTACGAAACCCGGCAGTGGGATTTCGGTTCGAGGTCATGGGACAAAAGATTTTTCAGATTCGCGGCCAGTGCGTTCACGACCGGCGACCCCGTGACGTTTTCGATAAAGTGTTGGGATCCCAGGGTTGGGCTCCGGCAGGATGATATTTCATTGAGCAGTCCCGTGGGTGCGGTGTGGGCCAGTGGCGCGGGCGTTCCGACAGGGGCCGGGGTGTGGGACTCCTCGACATGTGGCGGTTCCATCATGGACTACCGCTACAACTCATTCAAGCAGTTTTGCATGGGGACGTACATTTCATTTAAAATAGCAATGAATAAAGACGCGGTGTTCGATGGATTCACCGCCGAATATATCGTTTTGAGAGGGGCAAAGGTATGAAAA